AATTAAGCTCTGCCTGGAAACTTAACTTCACCAGCCTTAATTTCAACTGGCACCGAACGATTTACCGATTGACCACCAGGGGCACTGGTTGTTGTTGGTGCTGTTGTTGTTGTTGTTGGTAAGGTATAGCTAATGGGAGGGTTTGATGGGGAGTTCGCATGCCAAACAACGAAATCGTTGAAGGTTTGATAACTATATGTTACAGTAACATTACCACCACCAGTATCACCACCAGTATAGTTAACAGATGTTAACTTATTTTTGGTGCCAAGATAAATGTTTGTACCTTCGCATGTCTTGAGATAAATCTTATTATCTCTTAGATTGAAGCGTGGAGTACAAGCACCTTCGCTTCCTGTAGCGACAGAGGGTGTGCCATTAATACTAGTTGCTGTATAGTAGCCGTCTTCTGTGGCATTGATACCGTCGCCAGTTGTTGCTAATACCGAGAACTCCGATGTTACGGAAACTGGGAATGTAACATAGCGATGATAAGGAGCAAAAGAACCAAGCTCTTGAATAGCTTCACGACCAAGATCCACACTTACTGTGATATTCTGGAAGTGAGTATTAAAGCCATCACCATCTGTTGCGCCCTCTTCATTTTTACCATGATTAATACTGGCAGTATCGTTGGTGATACCAGGAATTTCTGTTGGAAATAGACACGCACTCATATCTAGATGCTGTCTACGATTAACGCCAGAATTAGCTGCAGGAACATCATTATTTCCTGTAAACTTGCCAGAATTTACAACAGCCCCATCACTCCAAACCTTGTCGTTGCCGACTAGAGTTACGTCTTCTGTAAAGTTGCCATCAACAGGGAAGGTATAACTAACACTGGATACGTACATGCCTGTGCATGTTACAAGACCCTTGGCAAGAGTAGCACCTGTGGCAGATAACTCCGTATCTGGGTAGATCGATAGTCTCATATCTGTTCTAGCATTTTGACGGCCAGCTAAGTCTGCGGAGGTGGCTACAAGGTTGGTGCCAAGAGAGGAACCAGTTTCTGTGGCTAACACATAAATTAATGGATAGCCATCTAGAACTTTATTGAGGGTTACTTCGATCTGTGGGATGCCTTCGATGTTCTGGTAGATAGCAAGCTGACCCATCTCGAATACTTGCTCTAGGTTGAAGTTTGTGGTAATACCAACGGTTTGTAGACCGTGAATCGCTGCTTCTGTGTCATCAGCACCTGTTGTGCCTAGTGTTACCTGTTGGATTGCGTAGTAAATACGTTTATTTGACATGTTTTAATCTCCGGTCTTTATTATTAAAGATTTTACGCCATTATGGATTAATAGTACGATACAACACTATTATACACAAAATCTCAAGATTTATGTATAAATTATTTCTGCTGTCATTCTAACAGCGGCTCTGTGCATGTTCGGATCTATGGATTCTACCTCAAAAACGCTAATATTCTTAAGCCAGCATTTCTTCCAAGGGTATTGGCCAATTATATCAGGATACATTAAGGGCGTAGCCTTTAAAGAACCATTATACTCTAAGGGATATTTATTGTTGGCTGTTAGAGCATTAGTATCAAATAGCCAAATCATTAGATCTTGCTGTAATCTTAAAATATCCACAATTTTATTTCTGTCGTTTTTATTATCGGCCAATATATGAAAAGCAAAATCTTGCTCCAGAACCAATCCACCACTACCTATTTCGTGGGGTCTAGAGCGCGATCTTGGCAAAGACTCAACGACTATAGCAGGAAGTTGAATAACGTGATTCTTTCCAATTTTCCAACTACCATTAGATAGTCTATCTATATTTTTTGTGGTTGTTGGCCCATTATATTGAATTAAGTTAAACCAATCACTATCATTAGCCCTATATGTCTGAACATATCTATAGCTATAGTTACATCTAACATTAGATGATGCAGATATCGGGGTGTTGAAAATAATACGACCAAGTGGATAGTTAATTGTATAGTCTGTATTCGGCACCACGCTACCATTTACTGTCACATTAAGATTGGATATAGGACTCCTATTGCAATAAGTTATATTTTCCCATACCCAGTCTTTTCTTTGTGCTTCCCAAACAGTTCTAGCAGTATAAGCCTTATCATCTGCTACTATAAGTTTATCGTATGAGTCATTTTGAAGAGTATTTTCATTAATAGTTACGTCAAACCATCCTCCTATGCTAAGAAATGCCCAGTCCAAGAAAAGCTTTAGATTAGCCTCTATGCTATTTAATAAAAGGTCTTCTGTGATATTCTTCACATTTTTAAATACTGGGCTTGGCTGACATATATTATTCATTGTGAGAGGGCCTTTTCTAAAAGTTTTTGTACGTCGGGCTTGCAAGCCTCTATTGCTCTAGTTATCCAGTTATCATTGATAGTTCCTGAGTATTCTGGTGGTACTCCCCAACCCTGACCATCCGAAGCTTTCATGATAGCTCCTCCTGTTCTAGATCTACTATGAGGACCTATAAACACTTCATAGTTGTCTACTAGAGTGGTCGTACCTTCTAATAATAGCCACTCTAGCCAAGGTATAGTAGCCCCAACAGCACTTCTTTCAATACTAGCTAAATTTAAACTTAATACATCAGAAAAATTAGCTCTAATCATTTTGATAGTAAAACTACTTTTAATTCTATTGTTCATTATTTGAGGTGGTTTATATTCTACAATAGTGTTATTTATCCAAGCATTAATTAAATCTTCCACTCTCATTGCTGCGTCTGGTATTCCAAGCTCTAGTCTAAGTTGCCCATTAACAAGTGAATTATATTCTGGTTGAACTAAAATACTTTCTTTAATTATAGAGAATATATTACTTTGTACATATTTACTTGCTTTATTCATAAAGGCGGACGCCTCAGGTAATAAAGCATTAAGGATACCATTTCCTATTTCTGAATTATTCTCTATGAGTTTTAAAGATAGCTTCATTATACTGTCGGTAAATAGTAAGCCGCCTTATACCATTCGTCTTCGGAAGGAATCCAGTAGTTTGCGTCTGGATTTTTAGCAAAAGACACACCAGAGTTGGCTCCGTTTAAAGTATAAACTCCGCTTTCTGTGGTTAGACTGCTTTGTGGTCCGGATACCATGCCGTTGTGTAGCCAGTTTACGAATCTAGCAGCTCTAAACCAAGTAATATAGTTTACTGGCTTGTTACCCATATTAGCTTTTACTGTATAGTCGGAATTAATGCCTCCTCGTATATTCGATGCCATAGTAGAAACATAAGCACTATAGCTATCCGCACCCTCTATGCTTAATAAGAATTGAGCATATTGACTGTTCGTTATAGGATATCTAGAAATACAATAACTGTAAGAAACAGATCCATACCCTGTAGAATTAGCAGGATTGTTTTGTTCAAGCACAGGTACAAATTCAATTAGAGTATTTCCTTCTGGAATAGGATATTTGGAACAAACCCTAAACCCGTAGTTTATAGCGCCGCTGTTTGGTGCTGCGAACTTTCTTGATATAGACGATAGATCAGAAGCTATGCTTGTATTATAGCTACCTCCTAGTATGCCTCTGTTTGTACTTTGTATGATACTATCATTCCATTCCCATGTATTTCCTGATTGATCCTGGGTTCCAAAATAGCTGCTGGAACCATTTGTTCCTACACTAGTAATATTACCAATAGCTCCATTCCAGGTAGCATTACTTCCATAATTAGCAAAATTACCAGTGTTACCAGCGGAGCCGTTTCCTATGCCGTTAGCGGAAACCCTTGTTGGAGCAGAGTTGCTTCGTGTCGCATACATTGCATACGGAGGAACAGTTGTGGTTGGCGCTACCGTGGTGGTTGGAACGCCCGTGGTTGTTGGACCACCGGTTGTGGTTGGACCGCTTGTTGTTGGCTCACCCGTGGTGGTTGGGCCGCTGGTTGTTGGAACGCCCGTGGTGGTAGGCGCTGTTGTGGTTGGCGCTGTTGTGGTTGGCGCTGTTGTGGTTGGCGCTGGCGCTGTTGTGGTTGGCGCTGTTGTGGTTGGCGCTGTTGTGGTTGGCGCTGGCGCTGTTGTGGTTGGCGCTGTTGTGGTTGGCGCTGGTGTTGTAGCGGAGCCATTATCTATAATTATCTCTGTAAGAACCCACGGGAGCATTTCGCTCTTACTATCAATAAGATATGTATTGCCATCAAGAAGACTAGGTAGAGAATTGAACAAGCTGGAGGAGGAGAAAGAGACATATCCTGTACCACTTTCATTAATACTAAAAATAGTGTTAAAGTTAGGTTTAATATCGCTAGTGGCTAGAACTAGGGAAGAACCATTATATGTTAACATTGTTAATTTTTTAGTAATATTCATAATTTTTACTTTCTAATTTTTTTCCATGTGCAAATAATATAATTTTGATCGCCTAGTCCACCAGGATTTGGCTCAGAGTCTAAAATAAAGGTCGGAGAGTCTGGATTCATATTGGGTATTGTCATCTCTTGTGCTTGTAAAATACGACTAGTATAACTTTTATGACATATAGTTTGAATATAGCCTTGAGGGTTTTCTATGTTTACTGGTTTAATAACCCAAGATTTATAATCCCATAAAACTGCTAGATATACTGATTCTGTTTTAGCATTACCATACAGTCCAACGCCTCTGCAATGAGGACATATTTGACCTTGATCAAATGGTATTGGTCCTCCAGTTTTGTATATATTAGCAGATTTTTTAAGAGCTGAATCATATAAGCAGTTAGAACATTGCTCAAGGTCTTTTACGCCATAAGTAAGCAAACACTCCGTTGCTAATCCAGAGGAATCTAGAAAAGCATCCATTTGCTGGTTAAATAGTTTTTTATATAGTGGATAGTCCATATGTTTTATACTCTATTAACCATAAAAATCATTGTTAGTTCTATCTCGGATGGGGCCTCTAAGCAAGTATCTTGGATCAAACTTATTACCAACGAACGGACCAAGAACAGCACGAACAGCTGTTGCATTCTTAACGTCCCAATGACTAGTCAGTTCCTCATACAAGCCGCATGCTCCATGATCTATAATTGCAGACCAGCCAGACAGCGTACCAGAAAATCCAATAGAAGCAGGGCCAAGAGCCGTTCTAATTCCTTCTATTGCAGCCTTGGTTCTAAATGTTCCTTGGTCTATAATACAAGCGGCCTTAAGGCAAACAATGCTGATAAAGGTGTCATCGTTATCAGCAGAAGGATCTGGGGTTATAGAGACACTATTAACATCGACTTGATAAAAATGGTCTAGATTAACGTCAAACTGAACATATTTAGCCGCAACAGCTAAAACCTGCTGTATTCTACTGTCCGTGAAATCATATGGTTCGTCTAAGTCGTTAATTAGAGTGCGTACGATAATAGTTAGTTCGTTTTGCCAGCTCATAATAAACCTTTTGTTTTTAATGTTTTAGAAGATATCTGTATAATACACCTATATCTGTTTAGTATGTAGTAAAACAAAAAAAGGCCAGCCCGAAGGCCAGCCTTTTCTTTGTTTGGTTATCGCAAACGATCTTAGAGAGCGCCGAGGATGACTCTGCGGTTGTCGAGAACAGCAAAGCCTTGCTCTGCCCAGCCGTAGAAGCCTGCTCTCTTCTGACGATGTAGTGTATCGTCTTCGAAGATTTGAACTTCTGAGCGAACTGGCATAATGAAGCTGTCTCTCTTGCGAAGATCAAGACCAACAACAAGCTCAGCCTTGCCACTTGGTAGTGTGCCATTGAGCACATTACTGTAGAATAGCTGATATTGCTGACCTTCGCCGAGTTCGTCGAGATCATGGAGGTTAATACCGAATACACGGTTAACCGAACCATCAGCAGCGAGATAGATCTCACGACGAGTAACTTCGTCGATCTGATCGATGCCCCAACTGCGAATGTCTTCCATAGCCTCTGGTGAAACATAGAGGTCGGTTAGCATGCCACGGTTGTTGCTGGCACTGTTACCACCGCCGTTACGTCTCATAACTGTCTTCATCAAGCTTACTAGTCTCTTTGTAAAAAGACCAGTACTGGCATCGGTGTCATAAACAACGATGTTGCGATCAACGCCAGCAGCCAAAAGGGTGTGCCAGCCATCATCGTTCATCTTCTTGACGAATTGGGCTTCGAGAACTTCCATAGCACGACCAACAACGTCCCAACGGGCATCGCGGGCATACTTTAGAAGATAATCGATACTAGCGCCAATGTCATAGGTTGGAACCATGACGTAATCGCCTTCAACGTGACGCTGTGGAATATAACCATGGTTTGGGATGGTATAGGCCACAAAGTCCTTTTCGGTGCCTGGGGCAACGAAGTCTAGTGGGAATTCAGGAGTAGCACCCTGCTGGAGCACGATTGGCTCATAGATGCCGTCTAGAATATCGCCACTCAAAACGCCTTGACGAAGAGGAAGCTCAAGTGCCTTAGCAAATTCTGCATTAGCGGCAAGAGCCTGCTCTTTCTGAACTGAGCCAGAGCGAACAAGAAGATCTGTTAACTCTGGTGTTGCTTCGAATCTTTTATTAGCCATATTTTTCTCCCTTATCATGTAATATTGATGTCTACTTTAACGTAACCGTCAGCATCTTTGCCGCTAAGAAAACGACCGACCTTAACGCTGTTTGTTGCAACTGTTGTAAGCTTACCAACATTGTCATAGTAAGCATCAGCACCAGCAGCTGGGGTAACGCCAGTAGCAACCATGTTAGTTGTTACCTGTCCCTGACGGAGAAGTGTTACCTTGCTACCTAGCTGTACTTCGTCTTTGTGCCAATTGATGTGCTGTCTTGTAAGATCAAGATTAACAACATCATTTAGTAAAAGACCAGCTGGCTTAGTGCCTGTGTTAGCAGTTGGATAAGCAACGACAGCACCAGCATCATCCATGCTGACCCCATTGCCACTTGTTACGTGTACAACGATACCGCCTCTTTCAGCAACTGTGTTGCAGAAGAAGGAGATGTCTGTGTATGACTCGATACGATCTGGTTTTAACGCCATGTTCACTCTCCCTTATTAAGTTTTTTACCTAGTCTATTATAAACAAAATCAACTAAAGCTGCTCTTGTGCTTTCGATTTCTGTGGAGGCGTTACCACCAACACTTAGATCGATTTCTTGCTCAACTTCGACGTTCTCTAGTACAGAAGCATCTACTTCCTGGGAAGCTTCTTCTTTTTCTTCCTCTTTCTCTTCTACAACAGGCTTCTTCTCCTCTTTTGCTTTTTTAGCAGCTAGGAGGCTTGTCATAGCTTCGAACGAGGCATCGTCTAGAGAATCAAATTTTTCTACTGTGGCTTCGGCTACTTCGGCCTCGATGCCATTATCTACGAGAGCGGCCATTCTCTTCATCTTCTTTTCTTTCTTGACCATCTCTTCGTCCTTCTTCTTATAAGCAGCGATAACTTCTGATGCTGCTTCTAGTTCAGCCTTAAGATTGGCTACTTCTGCTTGGGCTGTTTCTAGAGCCGAAATGGTCTCTCTGGCTTCAGCAAGTTGTGTTTCGAGTTCTGTTGTTTTTTCTTGTAGGCTTGTAACGGAAGCCTGTGCTTCTGAGCAGTCATTCATAGCTACTACCTCTGTTTCAGTTGTGGTAACTTCGTTTGTGATAACTTCGGTCTGTTCACTCATATTCGTCTCCTTTAAATTAGCTTGATTAGAAAATACACCTATTGTTTCGGAAATCGTCTTTTTTTCTAAATTAATTATTTCAGAACTTTGGGACGGCTCTAGATTTTTCATATTATCTTTCGTAAAAATAACACTTTCTGGGTTTGCTGGTCTATTTACAAAACCTTTACCAGAGAATGTTATTTCTCGTAAAACTCTACCAATTTTATAATTTTCGTGCTCGCCGTCACCACCGTATGCTCTAAGATATTTAGTCAAATAGGAGGTATCTTCTCCTCTTGATAATACTCTAAATTCTCCGCTTGTCTTGTTTAGTAAGCCATAATCAAACCCCTTAAAATAACATTCCATACTAACATACTTCTCGCCAGACTCTATTTCAGAAATCAGCTTATATGCTCTGTCTCTTAGTGCAGGGTCAGAAAAACCGGTATAGATCACAGAGCCTGTTAAAATATGGTATTTTTGTGGTAAATTTTCTGTTGGTGTGTTATTATCAATTAGGATACCATCATCGGTCATTGGCCAGTTTTCTGTTATATGTCCAATGATACTATGCTCATCGTGTTCTAGGTTTGTTGGTTTGTGGGATGGTGTGTTTCTTGCGATCCAAATTTCTTGAGCATCAAAAATATCGTCATTTTTGTTCCAAGATGATGTTACTAAAATTGATTGAACATAATAAAGGTCTTTATCTTCTAATGAGGCAATGGACTTCATTTCCTTCATTTTTTGTGAAAGAGAAGGGTCTGATGGTTGTGCAAGAGATGCGTAGGTTATTGAGGCTTGTGATTGGATTAGCTCGTCTATTCCATCAAGTTTTTCATGTTTAAATATTTGCATTATGCCTCCAAGTATTATTTATGACCCGATAGATCAGAATACACCAGACTATAAAAATAGGCCTTCGTATGTTTTTGTTCTTCGGCGGTGAGTTGTTTTTTGAGATCTTTACTTGCTTCAATATTCCAGCTCTGGTATTCGGCAAATTTGGTCGATACATCAATACTATTGATAGTATTGAGCTTCGCCATTAGTATGTCTTCGTTAATAGCAACGAATGGCTCAAGCGAAAACAATATTTTTGTTTTAGTATTTTCTGCCTCAGAATATTCTGTGCTAGATAAACTTCTCATATTTTTCTTGTTATAGAAATCTAGTAAGACGGGATTAAGAATACTGGCTATTTTTTCTTGAGTGTCTAAAGCCCATAGCTGTAAAGACGCTCCTGTTCTTGGGCTAAAGTCTTTAGTTTTTCTTTTTTCTTTATCTTTTGTATTTTTGGGCCTACCTTGTCCTGGTTGTCCTGGGTTTGACTGCTGCTCTGGTAGTGCTGGAGTTTTCATATCCAGTAAGCTTTTTTCACCCTTCTTCTTTGGCTTAAGCTCTAGGTCTACTTGACTAGGAGTCGCAAGACCATTTTGTAGAGCAATCTTCTTAAGACTTTCTTCTGTTTGTGGATCATGCCAAGGACCAGATTTCGGAACCATTCTTTCGTTCTCTCTGTCTTTGTTTTCTCTGTTGAGTCTGCTCTTTTCCATTTCTGGATCAAATCCAAACATCTTCTGTAGCATTTCATCACTAACAAGATTACGATCAGCTAGCTGTACTAGTAATGCCTTCTCCGCGTCTTCATTACTTAAATCCATCTTGTCAAACTCTATTTTTGCTGGATACTTAAAACCCATGGCTTTTTGAACCATGGCAATTTCATGCTTCCAGAACGACATTAACACCTTACGACCATACTCTAGTCTTTGTGTCAGGGTCTTTAACGAAATGAAATTATTAGTGGTTCCAGCGGCGCCATAAGTACCCGTTAGTGTTGGAGGAATACCTAGACCAGCATAAATACTATTAAGATGTGGAGTATATTTACCTTCACCTAAAAATTGATGTACATTAGTGTTAGATTGTAGTAGTTCAATGTCTGGACCCCAAACAATATCCATCGTGCCACCACCAACGTTATTCTGTAGAATATCTCCAAGCTTTGATGCTGCGGCTGCTGTCGGAGCAATTTTATGTTCTAAACTACCTAATTTAAAAATACGAATATTATTGATTGCACCATCGAGAGCAGCAAGGTCTGCTAGCTTTAGCTTTTCAACAACATTAATATCATCAAGAATAGCATAAATCATAGGATATGCCCAAACCTGCCAATCGTCTTTCTTATAGTGAAATACGAGAGTTTTGTCTGGATCTAAAACATAGCCTTTTTTAGTTTTTGCTGCCTCTATAAGCTGAGGTGGAAGTTGATCAACTATTGCTTTTTCTTCTGGACCTTTGGGGCTATTTATCATTTTTCTAAGCATTGCTGGCATATTAATTGCATATGTTTTATTGCTTACAAATGAAGATAAAGAACCGCCCACCACATCTACATATGTAGGATCTATGAAAGTATACTTCCAAGGAATTTCTCTCTTCTCAACTTTAATTTCCTCAGAATTTACTATCAGGTCAGGACTAGCAATCGATCTATATAGATTATCTGCTACCTTAACGCTGACTTTGGCTGTTTGTCTATTAATAACAATATTACCAGCTTTATAAAGATTATTAAGAAATCTTTCTGATCTGTCCTCACCCTTTACTTTCTCGAACCAGTTTCTATAAAATTTTTCTATTCTTTTATTTGGATGAACCAGCCTAATGCCTTGACAAGCAAAATCACCCATAAGATCAATAACGTTTTTTACTAGGCCAACTCGACTATAAACATCGTTAGCTGCCATAAAGATTTGTTTAATCTCTCTTGGCACTGCTTCGTCTGGTCGGAAAAAGTCGTAATCTGCTCTGGTTAGTCCTGGTCTTCCAGAAGTGTTGGGTAGAAGTCCAGAAAAGTCTCTGTATCTACTGTTATTTGCCTTTGCGTGTTGAAAACCACCAAACTCATCTAAAGATTTCGACGCTTCTGATAATGCAACTTTTTTGCCTTCTATATCACCGTCATTCCATGTAACATAGGCTTCTTGGTTAGCATTGGCCGCATTTTGTACGGCATCACTCTTTGGGTATTTTTTTGGCATAATAGTATTAGATAGTATTGTAATATGTTTATATCTTATGATACACACATTTAGCGATAAATACCTTTATAAATATCGTTATTTGCGGATTCTCGGAACCAACTTGGCCCTTTATACATATCTCCCGAAGCAGAATTGGGAGACTGTCTTAGGTTGGACCCGATTATATCATAATTGACTGGCTGTAATTCTCTAAAAACTTTTCTAGCTAACATATTAGCTATTAGCAAAGCGCTATATCGGTCTTTTCTTAGTTTGCCCTTTTTTCCATTGGGTAGTTTAATATCGGGCGTATCCCACCTGTCTCGCGCATTGGGGCCTGTGCTAGTCTGTGTCATTACAATAGTTGTTAGTTCGTTTTTTAATTCTTCTATCTCTAAAATGCACTCACTCTCGGAGTCATATAGATTTTCGAAGCTTGCCTCCAGAATGTCTTTATTTTCTTTATCTAGAGCTAATGCTAAACTGAGTTGGTCAAACCTTGGAAATAATAAAACCTTGTCTTCTAAGTCTTTACGCAATCCATGGTTAGATTGAGCTGTCCAGTCTGCTCTAGCGAACTGTATCATATGCAGAATGTGTAATCCTGATTGTGTGTCGCTATCTTTGGGTTTGTCTTCAACAATTGGCCACATTAGATGTTCCCCATCCTCTAGTTTGGAGGGGTCGTGTAGAGCTTCCTCTACAGCAACACCACCACCCTGTGCGTCTATTCCTATTGCGTTGGTTGGAAACACCTTCATTAAATTTCTAATTTTTCTTGCACAAAATCCATAGAAGTCATGCTCATTGACCAGACCTGTTTTTTGACGATCTTTAAAATTATTTCTATTGGTTGTCCAACAATAGACTATTCTAGAATGATCTTTATGTAGTTCTAAAACCACTATACTAAAATTATCTTTTTCTGAGGCTGGGTCGATACCATAAACATACTGCAAGTCGGGATTGCCTTTGGTAGAAACATCAAATAGCACCGGATTGCCATTTACCATAACTGGGTTAGCTTCGTTAGTAACACAGCTTTCTATAAGGCTTCGCTTAAAAAATCCGTCACTATCAGCAGTAAAACATGCTGCATATTCCATGTTATATATGCCACTATGGATTGTTGCTTTGGCTCTGGAGATTTGTTTATCGTCCATGAAGCCCTTGGGAATAAGTTCGTATGGCATTCGTACTATAGAGTAGTCTTTCCAATTAAAGCTATCCGGAACTTCACCCTTAAATATTTCTTCTAGTTTTCTTTGGTCTCCCTGGCTCTGAATAATATCCTTGTATCTTCTCCAATATTGGGCAAAATGCTTGAAGCTATAGTCTGCGGTTCCAGCTATGATAGCCTGATTGCCCTTTTTTATTTGTATTTCTTCTAGTTGCTGATTCCATAGACCTGCTTCTGTCATTGCTTTTTTCTTGGCTTCTTCTTTTACATTCTGTATTGGGTTGGCACTAACTGCCGCGAAGCCTGAAACTACGGTTTCGTAGATGTCTGGTGATATAGAAGCAAATTCGTCCGCTATAATAATGTGTGCTCTAAGACCTCTAATTTTTGACCCGTCGCCCATTGGCACCGCTATTGTCCAGCTTTCGCCAAGTCTCATTGTGCATCTATCAACGTCTCGCCTTGGCCCATCATCATTGCCATTAAAAATGCTTCGTAATATCGCACTGTTTCGCCAAATAGTTTCCATGTATTCGAATACTAGTTTGCTCTGACGAAAAGCCGCGCCGACAACAACGATTTTGGTGCCAGGATTAAGTATACATCTTAATGTACAATACAGAGCCATCAAGAACGACTTACCAAAACCACGACTAGCAACAAACATAGGAAATGGGCGTGTCCAAAACTCTTCTAGTATAGCTATTTGTATAGGATGAAGCTCTATATCAAATAGTATTTTACAGGTAAATCCGAAGTTTCTAGGCTGCCTAAGAATACGCATTAGATGCAAATCAGGATTTTCTATATCCTCTTTGCTTCTGTGAATCATAAGATTCTGGTCTATGGATAGGAGAGATAGATCTCCTAATTCTAGCCAAGCATCATCAAATGCTGTCTTTTGGTGGCGCGTGTTTTTCATATACTCTTTTCATAATAGATACGGCCATTTTTTCTGCGTTCTCGGGTCCGCCGCAAAATAGTATATGTATGCCGTAGTTTAGTTGTATTAGGGTGATGTATTTTAAAATATAATTAGCAGAAATCTTTAAATTGTCCCAAAGCTTCTTGGGAATATCCGAACCAACAGGAAAAGAGTAGATATCTTCTAGATCAAATTCAAAGAGCATAAATGGATATCTCATTTTACTCATGCGTTCAAGAACATCTTTGAATCTCTTCTCAGATATATTATTAGCTATTTCTGACACGCTTCTTTTTCGTTCTATGCAAAGAATATCTTCTAGGCCTTCTATACTATAGTCACCAGTATCGAGCTTCTTTTTGGCCGTGGCATGAAGCTCAAACTCCCACGGAAGTTGTTCTCTGGTGTCTATAATAACAGTAAAGTCATCAATCATTCTTTATCCAGATCTTCATCGTTTTCTGGTACTGGTTGATTAGCCAAAAGCTTGCGAGACTTCTTAATGGCTCTACCGACCATTAACTTACCAATCATATCCACGAATGGTAAGCCTCTTCTGTTGGCCTCTTCTCTTAGCCATCCAACTACAGTATCAATATTCTGTTCGCACCAGTCGTTGCCTTGAGTATTCATCTCGATAGCATGCCGACGGCAAGAGCAACTATCGCTCATAACTATGCCAAGACTCTTGATCATTTTACTTAAAACCGTACCGGGACCATTCGGGTCTTCTTCCATAGTTTTAGGAAACAATGCTCTTAAATATTTAGCTGGCTCAGAACCTAATAGTAGCTTTAGACCATCTTCGATCTGTTGCTGAGTCCAATCGCCAATCTGTTCGTATGTTTCGCCAGAAATTAATGTGATAATATTTGGAACACCTTCTATGCGAGCCTGGATCACCTTGTTGTGTGGAGTATCCATGTAGGTAACCTTAAGCTCAGAAAGAACAATATCTGCTGGCTGGGTTACTTTTCCGCTCTGGTCAGAATAAGGGGGTGGTGTGATAACAATCGGTGGATCATATGTAATCATTTTTCTTTTCCTTTGTTTAAAATGAGTTTACTAAAAAACTGACTATAGCTATCCTCTAAACCTTTGATACCGTCATGGTGATATCTACATAATGTTATACCGTTATTAAGATGAAACCTTAACCCCGGAAAATCCGACCACCTATAAATGTGGTGCGCATTTAGTTTTATATTAGCTGAGCACCCCGGCCATTGGCAAGTAAATTTGTCTCTTTTATAGACCGCTTTTCTCCACTTCTTATATTCTGGATCTTGGTAATTACGCATTATGTTTTTTAACAGACTCACAGTTGAGGATGGGGCTGTCTACCATTCCGTCGGCAAAAGAATGGTATTCATATAGTTTGTTTTTGGCCTTGTCGGTTGCCATACTAAGAATTTCTAGTTCTCGTCCTTCTTTTTCTCTTATGTCTTCGTCTTCTAGCATACGAATTAATCCTACCCAGCTACTTTTACCATCTTCTATTCTTTTAATTCTTTGCTCTCTAGTTGCTTTAAGATCCTTGCTAATTTTTTGTTGCTCGTTTAGTAATTTGGTATATTCGTTAGTATAACTAGCTATACTATTGCGAGCAAAGTTAAGCTGGGTTTCGAGATTAGCTAATTTTGGAATATCTCTATCATCTTCTGGTCTTTCGTATTCTTTATCAACTAACTTTTGGAGCTTCTCGGTTTCGGTGATGTGTCGTTTGCGCTCTTTCATAGAGCGATTGATAAGAATATCTATGGTTATAAATTGTTTTATTTGAAGTTCTTCTGCTGGTAAAACGTCTTCCCTAAATTGTTTAACTAAATTAATCCATACGTCTTCAAAATACTTTAATTCGCCACTGTCCTCATCAAACTGACGCTCGATCTCTGTCCAGAAGTTTTTGCTTCGTAGCTTTCTTCTGAGTAGTTCGTGGTCATTCTTTTCTTCGGATGGTATATATAGTTTTTGCTCATCTATATATCTTTGAATAGGAGATGTGCTTCGATTAAGATGCTCAGCTATTTGCTCAACACTTAATGTTTGAATATTATCCTCTATAAATTTTTCCTCGTCCAGACCTAATTGTCCACGTTTTTTAGCCATAACTATTTCCTAAAATTTCTCGTATTTTATTGGTTAATTTTAACATATCGCTTTTATTAACCTTGGATCCACCGCGAAACTTCAAATATATTTCTCTTTCTTCTCCGCCCAGTTCACGATCTAATATGTCCAAAATCTCTTTATTTGCCACACTATCTCCTAGGGTTCCCTTAGAGTGAGTTTGATGAATTAAAGAAAAGTCTTCTACTCCTGTTAGATACATAAGGTTCTTTTTAGCATCGTTTCTTTTACTCCAACTAGCGTATAGATCACAATCCGCTTTGTTATTATATTTAGAGCACTGACTAACGCTAACCTTACAGTGAGCATCATACAGAGGGCATGTTAAGCAGGGTTTATTGGGGCGTTGGTAATTATCTCTCTTATAGTTAAAAAGACGATTCCTAACGTGGGTCCATAAGAAGTTTTCTAGTGGTCGTACACCATCATAATTTTTAACACCCTCCAAAGCAAATATGGTTATTTGCTGTTTCATATCCTCGTGCTCATGATAGCCGAACTTAAACTTATAGGCCAATTTTTTGCTAATAACTTCAATAACTTCTAATAGTTCACTTTCAGATACTTTGACCTTCTTGCGCGCTTTGGTCTTTTTCTTTTTGGTCTGGTTGGGTTTCTTCTTCATTATTTTCTTGTAGTAATTGTGCTATGCTCTTTTCTGGATCTTTAATTTTAAGCTCTTTAGCTACTTCTGCTTCTAATGAGGCGCTAGCTTTGGTGTCTAGAACGGAAGGAATAAATTGGTAATTATCCATGGTGGCCTCTTGCGAAAAAATGGTCAAGCTATACTATATAGTAGTTGATACACAAATTTTGTCAAAAGGAGAGTATATGGCTACATATAAAAAGTGGACAGACGCTGAACTGCAGTTCATTCGAGATAATCTTAATAGTTTAGCGGATAAGGACTTGGCCAATAAGCTTAGTGGTATGACCGGAGAAAATATTAGTCAAGCTATGGTTAGAAGGCAAAGACGAAAGCTGGGCGTTAATAAGCCTAGGGGTCGTCCTCGCAAGGTTGTGGCGATTTCGGCTAATGATCAAAGTAGTACTGTGGGCTAAATATCACAAAGAAAAGGGGCCTGGCAAAAAGCTGGGCCTCTTTTTTTATAACTATAGGGAGAGAGAATGATGAAAAATATTATTTTAGGATTAGTTTTGATGTTGTGTGTTTTTGGTGAGAGGGGATTTGCTAATGAAGTAAGCTTTTATAATTATGGTTATGCTCCAGCATCTCCGGTAGTTGTAAATGTTCCACAGGTTCAAACAACGTGGGTTCCTATATCAACAGTTGTTAGTCAGCCAGTTGTTTATTATACAACTTATGTGTGGACCAATCCTGTGGTTGTTAATCCGTCGTGGGGCTTGGTGGAAAAGCATAGATGTTTTATGTGGCCACCTAGATATTATTATGCGCCTTATCAGGCATATAAATACTAATCGGTTAAGTTCAAAAATTAGCAGGCTTCGGCCTGCTTTTTTTATTGACTTTTGAAATTTTCTAATAAAAGAGTTAGGATAATAGTATAAATTATATTAACCTATATCAAAACCAATAGAAAACCTATTACATTTTGACCAAACACAATGCCACTGTGGAATATCAAAAATTCTAATATTAAAACCAGTTTCATCTTTATCTATTATAATATTATCTTTTTCCACGTCATACCAATTCATACCACTATCACCACTTTCTGACCACGATATATATATTCTTTTGCCAGATTTTGGACCGTTAGTATGCCACCCCATGCCGCCGTGTGGTGGATAAAATATGAGATTTTTGCATCTATACCCTAAAAATTCCATGTGCTCTTCTAAAAATATTTTTTGAAAATAGCCGGTTTTGTTTTCATAATCCAACAAGTCTAATGGTCTATCGAATAGTTTATCAAAATTAAAATCTGTCGTATTAACATAATTTGTGCGATTAATATTATTTAATAGATGTTTGATGCTTATATTATCTAATTTAAAATTCATTGTATATTAGCTGAAAAAGATTGTACTCTCGCTCCCCATTCGTTTAAGATATACAATCTGATTATATCATTAGTAGCCACAGAAAATGTTGTAGATCTAGACAGTGTGGCTCCGGTTGGGAAGGATGGATCCCAAGCCAATGTGTTGTTTTTCGTGACCTGTATTATATCACACCCAAAATCACCACAACCACTGCGTACTGTCATTGTCAGACTTAATATTCCGGCAGTAAGAGATGTGAACATTAAATATGTGCCATTATTTTCAACTAATCCATTCCATATTAATGGACTAGAAGATGTTCCAGAACCCGCAGATGTATTAAATACCCCAGTTGAAGCTTTTTGTAATAAAGCTGAAGGAGAAGGAGTAGTAGTCGGGGCGATTGTGGTTGTAGTTGTCGGGACAGCCGTGGTCGTGGTTGGCACTACCGTTGTTGTGGTTGGTGCTACTGTTGTGGTTGGCACTACCGTTGTTGTGGTTGGCACTACCGTTGTTGTGGTTGGTGCTACTGTTGTGGTTGGCACTACCGTGGTAGTTGTTGTGGGAGTAACCGTGGTCGTGGTTGGCGCTACTGTGGTCGTGGTTGTGGGAGCAACCGTTGTTGTGGTTGGCGCTACTGTGGTCGTGGTTGTGGGAGCAACCGTTGTTGTGGTTGGCGCTACTGTGGTAGTTGAGAACGGTCCGCTAGTTGTAGTGGACAATCCCGTGCAGTCGGTAAAAGCTTGGTCGTTATCAAATATGGTAATGGGGAATCCAATTTTATCTATTCTTTTGGTTATAATAAGCTCAGAGTTATTATTTAAAGATGATAAGCTATTGAATATTGTGGTGGGTCTATAGGACGTATATCCAGAACCAGAAGGATTAACAGCATAAATGGTATCTATATGAGATTTACATTCATTAGAAATAGAGTCTAGAGACACATTAGGGCCATTATATGCTAGAATATTTAATTGTTGAGCAGTAGAATAGATCAGAGTGGGGTTTGTGGGTTGTAGAGATGGTGGTATATCTATGGAAACGGGCTGTTGTGAGACGATGATATAGGACACATTAGACTTTAGAGTGGATAGTGAATTAAATAAAGATGCTGGATTGTATGATATGTATCCCGATCCACTATTGTTTGTGGCATAAATGGCCGATATATGCTGTGAACTACCGAAAATTGAGCTTGCGGGAGTGTCCTGAAATGTCCATTCTACTATGGTGATTCTTTTATTTAAAATTATTTGAGTCATTTTGGTGTCCTATTATTAATGTAGCACATGTTATGATTTACACCGCATCGGGGTGTTGACTTTACAAAATTTTCTGATAGGCTGGCAACTAGTGGCAAAAATGTTCACAAAGTTTCGAAAGGACTCGACTATGAAGAAGACTACTCTAGGGATAGAGAATCTAGAAAATAGGTCTCTTTTAACTCCTGTGGTGGCAATTATAGATAGCGGCATAGATATTAATCATGAAGGTTTAAAAGATAGTTTGTGGAAAAATCCTGGGGAAATAGTGGCTAATAATATTGATGATGATAACAATGGATATGTGGATGATATCTATGGGTGGAATTTTAGCGGAAATAATAATGTGGTGCAGGATGGGTACGGTCATGGTACTCATGTGGGTGGGATAGTATCTAGTTATGGGGCGGTTAAAATAATGGTGTTGAAATTTCAGGATGATAGGGGATTGGGTTTTACGGGCGATGCTATAAGGTCTATTGATTATGTGGTGATGATGAAAAGGGATTTTGGGGTGGATGTGGTGGCTATAAATAATAGTTGGGGTGGAACTACTGGTTATTCGAGCGCGTTAGATGGCGCTATAACTAGAGCGGGCGAACAGAATATAGTTTTTGTTGCAGCTGCTGGGAATAGTGGATCAGATAATGATCTTGTTCCTAGATATCCTAGTTCTTACCCTCAGTCTAATATTATAGCTGTTGCGGCTTGTGGGTCAGATAATGTAACCTTGGCGGGGTTTTCTAATTATGGAAAAAATAGTGTAGATGTTGCGGCTCGTGGAACAGCAATATATTCAACACTACCTGGTAATAGATATGGATATTTGAGTGGAACTAGTATGGCTGCTCCTCAAGTTAGTGGAACAATAGCAGCATTGTGCAGAAAATATGGGCCTATGAGAGTGGAGGATATTAGAGCGAAAATTTTTAGTACTGTTGATACTAGTGTGGGATTGATGGATAAAGTGAGTAGTGGGGGATCTTTAAATGCTGGTCGGGCCTTGGGGGATGAGAGTTTTAAAGTGGTGGCTCCTTCTTTGCCAGTAGTTGTTAAAAGCTGGAATGAGAGAGTGGTGGGGCGAGTTGATATAATGAATATTAATAGAGTGAGAGGGTGGACTTTAGATTCTGATAGGATTCATGATAGGGTTAGGGTCAAAGTATTAATTAATAATGTGGTGGTGAGCGTGGCGGATGCTAATAGATATAGAAACGATCTGAGGCGTTGGGGCGATGGTAGCCATGGATTCGACTTTAGATTAAATCGCAGAATGTTCGCTAGAGGATGGAATGAGGTCAAGGTGGTGGCTGAGAATAAAGATACGGGGGAGCTTAAGGTTATAGGTTTCAAGAGAATTAGGAGAATAATATAATGGCTATTAAACTGGCCAATTTAGTATAGGGGTGCCTACTATTTTTGGACCTCCGGCGACTTTAGGCCGCCCAAATTGTGTACCTTATCTAAATTGAAAAAACCTCCCTTGCCCTAAAGCCTTATGAGGCAAGAGTTTAGGGCGAGTATGGCCCGCAAAATTTGTCCTAAGTACTTATGTAGCAAGGATTTACGTTAAATAAATATCTTTCAAGTATACGTTGGGATATGTCGATATTGTATATATAAGAAAGAGAGGCTATAATGTACGATATGATTTTGGCTATCACGTTCATGGGATTTGGGGTTGGATACGAGGGATATAGTGATGGGAAATATTATCTTGGGACGTATACTCCTACTAAGGAATATGGGTGGGTTGTAGAGAATGGGGAAATTCATTTAGATTCTATTCTAGAAAAAACAAATGTTCAGTATTGACCACAAATAGCCGATACTGTATAATAGATACAACACAAGAGAAGAAGGAAAGAACAATGGAAAACGATCTGCTGTATATGGCTCGCTCGCTGGGTTTCGAAGGAGAATCGCGGGAGGATCTGAATAGACTGTGCGATGAGCATAAGGTATCGGACGATATGCGAGAGAAGATGGTTAAGGAATACGAAGAAGGATATTTTGATTGGTGAATATCGGTACAGTATTGATTCCTAAAGATTTTGTGGTATAATACCGATATAAGAAGTAAAGGAGAAAAGAGATGAGTTGCCCTGACCCACTGTATGATTATGCTGATTGGCTCGAAGAAGACGAAAGGGAATACGATGAACCCGAATCAGACGAGTAGCGAATTGGCTATGATTGTTGCTATTCTTAAGGATATGAATAGTAAACGTAAGTAGTTGCTACGTAAGCACTTAGGGCGAGCCGGCCCCGCAAAATTTGACGTAAGTGCTTATCCCGTAACGAGTTATATCTAATCTAAAAAAACATTTGTATAGTATTGACTTTTAAAGAATCTTTGGTATAATGTCGATATAAGAAGTAAGAAAGAAAGAGAGAAAGAAGATGATGAATAAGACTATGAAGAATGCAAGTAAGAGAATTAAGAATCTTCAGATTCGTGAAAAGGCATATGCTATGCCGATTGTGAATAAAGATATGATGATGAATGATGAAAGCGTAAAGAAGTTTTTTGAGAGTATGAAAAACTAACGCTTGACAACAAACTATCCGATAAGGTATAATGTGATCATGGGAAACAAGAAACATATCTGGTGGACAACCGCTAATCGGATTGGTGATCGCTTTGTGCTGTATGTGAATGGGGAAATTATGGGTAATTACCTCACTCTTGACGAATGTTGGAATCTTTATCAGGCTATCTCAAAGGAAACAAAATGAGCGTTTATTCTTTTGCTTGGTTGGTTGAGGCTATGCGTACTCGTCGTGAAATCATTCTGGTAAGCCATGATTGCAAGCCTGTAAAGGGTTTGGTGAATGGTATTCGGCCGGAAGATGGTAGCGGAAAGAATTGGCTTGTGACCATTTGTTCAGTAGGCCAACCATCTAAGGAAGTGTTTGTTCAGGCGTCGTAAGGCGTTGTGAACAAAGGACTTACGGCGAGCCGGCGCCGCGAAATTCGCCCTAAGTATATGCTACATATAGACTTACAACGCAAAATAAAAAATCTGAAAAAATTCATGTGGCTAGGCTTGACAAGCCGATATTAGTAGTGTAGAATCGTGGTATGAGAAAGAAAGAGGAAAAGAAGATGACTTTGGAAGTTTATCAGAATGGTTCGGCTGTTGGTTTCGTTCGTGCTAAGAATACGCTCGAAGCGTATAAGATTGTGAGAGAGTTCTTTCCGGATTGCTCTAATGTTCGCACTGGACATTTGCCGATCTCTGATGTAAGATGCGTAAAGGTGAACGATAACGTCTATACTTGGAACCTTACCAAATGAGTCCTGAACTAATCGCTATGGCTTGCCTGTTTGTGGTGGGTATTATTATCATGGGATTGGTTTGTGCTGTGCTTGCTATTGGGGATACCCTGTGTAAAAGAATGGCCGAAAAAGAATTGAATGATGCGGGGTTTGGGACTGATGGATTTATCAGTACAGATGAGGATGGTGTTCGGTGGCTCGTAGGATATAAAAAGGATTAAAGAAAGGAACACGGGATGTTCGATAATATAGATATAGATTGGACGTGGATGCTTGTGGGATTTGTTGTTGGTATTGGTAGTGCTTGGTTTGTTTCTGATTTGGTTTTTCCTATAAGGAAGAAATAATGAATCTTTACGATAAGGTAGTGCTTTCTGTATCCTTTGCTTTCGGTTGTGTGGTTGCTTGGGTGATTAACTCTTAACCTAAGTGGTTGACACATAAGGACTTAGGGCGAGCCGGCGCCGCCCCGCTTGCCGTAAGTTGTTTGATACCAACGCTTTACGAGCAATTTCTCACGATACCATGTGTCCACTGTAGCACCTAAAGAAAACGGTTAGACGCAACAGCCGGCCAGATAAGGACTTAGGGAAAATCGGATAATTTTCTAAACATTGCGTTTGACTTTTGACGATCTCTTAGGTATAATTCAGCATAAGAAAGAGAGAGTGAAAGATGGAAAAGTTGACTGTGAGTGAAGAAATCGTTGTGGCTGCTCTGCTGAAAACCAGTGAGCAGAATATGGCTTCTCTGGTGGAAAGCGGAGTAAGTGAGAATCTGACCAAGATGCTCATTGAGGATCTGCAAACCATTCGCGTGATTCGTCGCAAGTTGGGTTTGGATGCCTACAATTATTCAAAGTAGGGTTTGACACTCACCAAAGAGTTTTGCTAGAATCAAACCAACACGAAAGGGAAAACATGAAACAGAAATTTGAGATTATCGAAAACGCTAAGAAACAGGCTCGTATGTGCTTTCTTGGGATTGCGATTCCCCACCAACCCTCTCTGGCGGATGGTGAGTATGGGCCGATCAAGAGTGAGAAGGTTTTGAAGTTCAACCGCAAGGCACTTCGCAACCTTGGCAAAGTGAAGAAAGAGAAGTCCGATCCGCGATTTGTGGGTGGTGAGGATACCATGATCGTAAAGGCTGGAAA